CCCTCGCGGACGCTCCGGCATCTGGCCCCACAGGCGAGGCTCCGGCGCGTCCAATGGCGCTCGACGAGATTATCGCTCGCAAGCGCTGAACCAACCCTGATTCCACGCCGTGAGGCGTCGAGTCCCGCTCTGTTGAGCAGCCCTCTTCGGAGGGTCGAAGGAAACCTAACCAATGAGTCTGACGACCGTTACGACCAACCTGGTCGAACAGCAGTGGGATAACGACTTCTTCGCTGCTTACGTCCGCGCCAATCGCTTCAAGCGCTACATGGGCACGGCCACCAACTCGATCATCCAGCTCAAGGAGCAACTTGGCTCCAAGCCGGGCGATCGTATCCACATTCCGCTGATCTCCGAGCTGACCGGTGCCGGCCAGACCGGCGATGGCCTGCTGGAAGGCAATGAAGAGGCGCTGGGCCAGTATGAGGATGCGGTTACCGTGTCCACGCTGCGTCACGCTGTCGCTGTCACCGACAACCAGCAGCAGTTCACGGGCATCGACCTTCGCATCGCGGCGAAGGAACAGCTCCAGAACTGGGCAATGAAGAAGCTGCGCACGAGCATCATCAACGCGCTCGGCTCGACCGATGGCACGACTGCGTATGCGTCGGCCTCGGAAGCCAACAAGGACGCGTTCCTGGTGGCGAATGCCGATCGCGTTGTGTTCGGCGACGGCACCACCGCGGCGGCTTACACCGACCACTCGGCGGACCTCGCCCTCGTCACGTCAGCAATGACGATGTCGAAGGAGATCGTCTCGCTGATGAAGGCGAAGGCGGAGAACGCTTCCCCGATCATCCGTCCGGTGACGGTTGGCGAGGACAGCGAAAACTACGTCCTGTTCGTCGGTTCGGGCGCGTTCCGTGACCTCAAGGCGGATCTGGCGCAGACGCTCCAGAACGCCCAGGAGCGCGGCGACGGCAACCCGCTCTTCAATGACGGCGACCTCATGTATGACGGCGTCGTTATCCGCAAGATCCAGGAAATCCCGGCGACGGGCACGGTCGGCGCTTCGTCGGCCCGCCTCGAGCCGATTTACCTGTGCGGCGCCCAGGCTCTCGCGGTTGCGTGGGCTCAGCGCACGAAGAGCACCACCGACACGCGCGACTACGGCTTCGTGAAGGGCGTCGGCATCCACGAGATGCGCGGCGTCAAGAAGATGTTCTTCAACTCGAAGCAGCACGGCGTCGTCACCGGCTACGTCGCGGCTCTCGCCGTCTAACGAACTGAGGGGCGGGGCAACTCGTCCCCTCTTTTTCAGGAGCCGAAACATGGCAACGCTCAAACGCTCGATCACCGGGTCGAATGTCGATCAGACGGACTTGGTCCGCCTCCTCGGCAATATGAAGGACGCGATCAACGCGCTGATTTCCGACCACAACACGCTTCGCGCCAAGCTCAATGCGGACGCTGGCGTGACCGATACCAACTACGCGGCTTCGACCGCATCCACGGTCAAGCTGACCAAGGGCTAACTCGGGCGGGGGCTTCGGCCTCCGTCCTTTTTTAGCGGGAGCGGCCCATGACGAAGGCTGAATTGAGAGATCATGCCCTTCGCCAGATGGGCGTCATCGGTGCCGCTGAAGAGGCTTCGGCTGAAGACGCGGCGCTGATGGAAACGATCATCGACAACTGCCAGGACGAGCTTGAGCAGATGGAGGTGGCGCTGTGGCCGGTGGACGATGTTCCCGGCTACGCGATCGAGAGCTTCACGCACTACGTGAAGGCGTCCTGCACGGCATGGGGGCAGGATTACGACCCGCGCCTGAAGGGCCTCGCACTGGCACAGCTTCGCACGGTCACGGCCGACCGCCGCTCAGGCGTGGGCAGGGCTGAATATTTCTAATGGGCAACCTTACGCTGGTCGGCCCGTCCAATGCCGTTCTAACGAAAGTCGATAGCCAGCGGTCGATCAACTGGTTTCCAGTCAAGCCGGAGGCCGAGAACGCCCGCCCCTATCTTCGCGGGCGTCCGGGGCTGGATTTGCTCTGCACGTTGCCGAAGGGGCCGTGCCGCGGGCGACTGGAGATGAACGGGCGTCTCTTCGTTGTCGCCGGCTCGTCAATCTATGAGCTGTATTCAGACGGCACCTATCGCGAGTGGGGGCGGATTGCCTCGGTCGAGGGCAAGGTCTCGATGGCCTTCCTCCTGCAAGTCATCGTGATCGGCGACGGATCGGGCTATTACGCGCTGGATCTGACCGCCGGCACGGTGGATGCGATCACCGATGCTCCACGCGGCCGGTTCTGCGTCTTTCGCAACCAGCGCATTCTCTACCAGGGCGAGAACGGGCAAGTCTTCTACTCCGAGCTCAACGACCCGACCAACATCCCCGGCCTCAACTTCTTCACCGCTGAAAGCTTGCCTGACGAGATCGTGGCGATCACCACGTCCGAGGATTTGGTGTTCCTCCACGGCTCGGATTCGACCGAAGCCTGGTATGACTCGGGCGACAGCGACAACCCGTTCCAGCGAGTGCAGGGCGGCGTCATGTATTCGGGCTGCGGGTTTGCCGATACTGCCCTGCGGCTCGACAATTCCTCATGGTGGGTCGAGACCGACAAGGACGGAACCGGGATTGTTCGCAGGACGCAGGGCGCGACCCCGATGCGGGTTTCGACTTCGCCTGTGGAAGCGGCACTCAAGGGTGCTTCGACCGTTTCAGCTTTCTCCTATCAGGAAGACGGGCACGCCTTTTACGGGCTGAATATCGACAACATCCCGTCTTGGGTGTTCGACCTAAAAGAAGGGGAGTGGCACGAGCGGGCGTGGCTCAATGAGGACGTCGGCGAGCAGGAACGCCCCCGGCAGGAGCTTTATGCTTTCGCGTTTGGCTCGCACATTGTCACCGATTACGAGAACGGCAACGTCTACCGGCAGAGCCTCGATTATCTGTCAGATGACGGCAACGAAATCCGCCGCACGCGCGTAAGCCCGCATTCGGGGACAGACGGCAAGCAGATCATCATCGACGAGCTTTATCTGGACTTCGCCACTGGTGTGGGCCTGGATGGAACGGGCCAAGGCACCGATCCTGAAGTCATGCTCCAGGTGTCCAAGGACGGGGCGAGCTACGGCATCGAGCGCACGGCCAAGCTCGGCAAGATCGGCCAGTATCGCAACCGGGTGAGGTTTCACCGCCTCGGCAATGGCACGGATTGGCTGCTCAAGATCAGTGTGTCCGATCCCGTGGTTACTGCGCTGATGGGCGGTGACTTAGTTGCGCGAGTGGGCCGCAGATAATGGCTGGCCGCGACTTTCCGATCCGCCTCGATCTGGTGAAATTGGGACTGCCGGAACGCACGATCCAGGTGCTTGAGAAGGCGGCACTGATCGTTTCGACGATCGAGCGGGTAACGGGAACGGAAACCAGCCTCGACACGGTGAGCGGGCAGATCGACACGCTCAATGACGCGGTCGAAGATGCCAACCTGTCACTGACGAGCCTCGACACGCGGCTGGACGCAATCGAGACGCTGCAACCCTTCGTCAGGCAGGATCAGACCTCGGCCTGGTCAGCGGCCACGGGAACTGAAGCACGGACGGCTTACGCGGCTTACGCCGGGCAGACGGTTTCGGCCGCCTATACGCAGGCCGAAGTCCAGGCGATCGATGACGCGGTTAAAGCGCTGGGGCAGCATCTTGCGGCGCTGATTAACGACCTCCGCTCAAACGGGACGATCCACGAGTGATTTACCGGGCGACTGACGCCGCCATTCACAATGCCATTGCCAACCACCCCGAAGTCAAGCCGACCATCAGCTACACCGAGGAATATGCGGATTTCACCCCGCTGCTCGAACATCCCGATCAATACGTCCTGCTGCACGACGAAAATGGCGCGGCTTCCATCTTCGAGTGGTCAGCTCCCGGCGTGTGGCAAGGCCACAGCATGTTCCTCCCGCAAGCGCGTGGACGGGCCGGAATCAAGTCCGGCAAGGCCATGATCGCCTGGATGTTCGACCACGGCGCGCGGATGATCTGGGGGCAGACCCCGCTCGATAACCGGGCAGCACGAATGTTCAATCGCCTGATCGGCGCAAAGCCAAACGGAA